ACGGCTCCAAAGCCTTGTTCATGGGGTACACCCACTCACCATTCTTCTTAACTGGAGAAAGGTGTGCTGGTCTGTGGTCGTAAGGTCCCAAGGTACCAAACTCTTCAGTCAAAAAGTAAGATGTCTTTGGACTTATGGACACTGCCCTCTCCATAACCGCAATGGGGAGGAAAGAACCCTTTTTCGCGAAAGGCAGCTCGTAGCTCGATTGGTACCTCAAACCGCGACGCTCCAAGTCTCCCTCGAACTGATCGTCAACGACCTCAAATCTTTTCGCAGCTGCCTCAATCATTTCCTGAGTCACGGGAGCTGAGTAACCGTGAGCTTTGTCAACCGTACCAGCAAAATGTATACCCAAACACACTCTGCCACTAAAGCGATCTGGATTGTGCACACACAAAGGAGCACCACAGTCACCAGACTCCGTTGCGGCAATATACTTGAAATATCGGGAAACGTCACATCCTTCTACCGTGATCTTGTTGCCAAATTCCAACTTGGAAGAAACAAAGACTTTCTGCATAGCCCACACAGGACCGTCAACACCGTAAGTTATGTCACAAACATCCAGCCTAACCGGATGCCCTGGTGTATAACGAAGATCAGCCTCACGAACGAAGTTGGAACACACATTGCGATGAGCTCTACCCACGCCAAATACCACGAACGCCACTTCCTTATCCTTGAGGACTTCACGTTTCCAACTGAGAAACTCTACAATACTAACCTTAAAGTCAAAGTCTTCGTTGTACGCGTGTGCAAAATGCAGGCTCTGGCCAGGACGGGCAAATCCATCCTTCTCAGCCTTCTCCAAGTCCGCAACAAAATGCGCAGGCATAACCGCAAGCCTGTCCTTGAGGAAGACAACCTGACCAAGAACCATTATCGACTCTTCACACGTGTTGTAACTCATCTTGTAGGAATTCATGTAAACGTTCTTAGCCACAGTACTGTTTGAACTCTGAAGCCTAATCTCACTCTTGACTTTTTCATCCGAACCCTGAAGCTTCATTTGGGAAGACCTTCCCGACTCTTTCGGCTTCGTAGAGCGCGAAACCTTGACGGGCTTGGAACGGTAACTCTTGACTGGTATGTTACTCTGTCTTGTGGGTCCCGATCTGGTTAATTTAGCTTTAACGGCCCTCACTGGAGCCATAGCTATTCCAAAGATCGAACTCAGTAAAGACCAGATCGCCGACATAATGCCAACAACAAGGCCAAAGAGACTTGCGTAAGCAAACAGGCGGATGATCATGGCTAAAAAATTCCATGCCACACCACAATCCTGTTGCCAAGAGATCATCTCCAACTTATACAACGTCATCGCTTCCGTGAGTGTTATCGTGGCAGCTTCCTCAATTGCACCACAAATGACTTCTCTCTTACTCTGAAACGTGGGCTCAGGTTTGAAACTCGCCACCAGATTCTTGATGGCTTGCCTCTGCTCCTCGTGAAACACAAATTTCTGCTTTAATTGCTGCGCAACTTCCTCAATCAGCAGCCGAATCGGCTTCCACTCATGTCCAGAAGCTCCCATGCTGTAATCATGATGCGCATACTCCCAGATTTGCCAAGGGTAGGCATCTAAGCCCTTACCTTGCTCAATGCACTGTGCCAACAAACTCTGATACACAGGGAAGTTCAACTTACCATCAGCCAACGCATACTCCGGTCTCACGCGCACACAGATGGGATAATGCATGCGCCTGATAACTGCTTCTGGCTCTTGTATCACATTGTTCGCCTCTGACACGATGCTATAAAGGTTCGTCGTAGCAAACACAAATTTGGAACCAAAGTATATCTTGCCCTTAGAGGCGAGGTCAGCGAAGTTGAGAGGAAAAGACCACGAGCTTATCATGCGGATTATAGTCATAAAGTCATTCTCCTTGTCCGTCTTATCAGCCTTAGCTTGGAAAGCGTCATCCATCACGAGACAATCTTGACCAGCGTAACCATTCCAAAACTCGGAATTTCCTTTCTGCCAAATCTGGCTCACCGTGTCATTTTCATCTGCCTCAGCTGGAACGATACCACTCAACTTCAACACCGAAATGCAAAAAGGCATAGCCATGACAGTCTTCCCAACCCCAGGCTTGCTAACCATCATGAGCATACTGGGTTCGAACCTAAAATTGTTGGAAGCGCGCAAAGCACCCTGATAAGGTGCCAGCTCCGATGCCATCGAGGCGAGGTACGTCTCTATTGTGCGTCCCATTGGTGTGTTGCGGTAGAGCTCTTTAAAAGTGAAACCATCTGAAACAGCCTTGACCATCCTGGACAAGTCGGCTGGTGTAAC